GTGGCTTCTGTTGCATCATCAGCATCAAGCTCTTTTTGTTCTTCAGGTGTTAATTCCATTTCAGTATCCTCATCAGGTACACTGTCTTTGTTACCACCTTCTTCAGCACCATCACCAACTTCTCCTGTTGGATCCAATCCTGCTAGCTTAGCTGCGACTTTTGCTCTAATAGCTTCCACGCCAGCATTTACTTTGTCTTTCATTAGATCGCCAAAGGCGTCTCCAAATTTTGCTGGTTTACCTGTGGCTGCAAACTTAATCATTTCGTCACTATTGTTTTCTGGCATAATAATATCCTTACGTATATATATTTATAATTCTTGAGCTGGCGGTTCTTCCTCAGGAGGTTGATCGTCCATTGGTTCTTCTGGCTGTGCTTCTTTACCAGCAGGCTCAAGTTCTTGATGAATAGTTCCATCCTCTTGTTCCTCTGCTATTTCAGCATCCATTTGTTCCATTTGCTCATCTGTCATTCTTAAAATATTCTTCTTGGCCCATCTCTGTGAGAAATATCTACCAATAAATGGATCAATATTATTTAGGGCGTTAACTCTTTCTGTTTGAATTTCCATTTCTTTAAGTTCATGGAAATGATTATCTTCCATAAAGTCATATCTAATAAACTCTTTAGCTTCATTATACTCTTCTAAAGTCATAATACCTTTAAGTACTAATTGTTTCTCTAAAACTTTATTAAATAGTATTGAGAATCTATTACGAGTTCTACCAATAAACTTTTGGAATTTTAATTCATCTCTACTTATCTCTGTACTTCTACCAAGTTGGAAACCAGTTTCTGATTCTAATCTTGATACAGGAACATTCAATGATCTGTATAATTTCTTTTGGAAGTATAGTACGTCTTCTAGCTCACCCAAGTTTTGACCACCACCTAAAGATGATATCTCTGTACCTCTACCACCTTCTCTTCTAGGTAACCAATAGTCTTCTAACATTGTCATGAACTTACGATCGTCTCTTACTTCTCCAGTACCAGCATCATAGACTAATCTATTTTTATGCTTTACCATCATATCTCTTAGATACTGTTCTGCTTTCATCTTAGGAAGATTACCTACATCAATATAGAACACTCTTCTTTCAGGTGCTCTTGATATTCTGTATATAACAGTTGCATCTTCTAAGATACGTAATTGGTTTAATGGCTTAATAGCTTTGTGTAGATGTGATAATACTATTCTATTATCTTCAG